CTTACTCTTTCTTCTTGTAATTTAATAGCATCATCATGATCTTGTTTAATTCTATTAGCAAATATTGTTTCACCTTTTCTAATAGCTTTTCCTGAAATCATGCTTTTAGTCCAAGACTTATATCTTGTAGGAGCTTCATTTACTAAAGATTCAATATAACTATCAGTTGTTGCTGTAAAAGTTTTTGGATCGTTAAAATGTTCTCTTGCTTTTAAATTAATAAACTTAGATGTTTTTATTTCTAAATCAGCTTTATATTTTGCTTCTTCTAATGACGCTTGACGTTTAGCAAAAAAATCTAATTTTTCTGTTGCAACTTTTGCAATAGTAGAAACTGGATCACCAGCATAAGCTGGTACTACACCCATTCTATTTGCTACTGAAGAAGCAGTAGTTGTTACTTGTCTTTTACCTGTTGTTAATGCCATACTATCCTATATCTTTTTTACTTCCACCATCTCCATAATAATCATATTGAGCATACCCTGTAGTAAGCTCACTAATAGCAGAAACATATCCACCAAATACTAAATCATTTTCTTTATATTTATTTTCATACAACATAGATGTATATTTATTTTGTATATTTTTTCCCATTAATCTAATGTTACTAATATCTTTATTTGCTTTATTTTTAGCTTGTTGATTTATATTTAAAAAACTTCTACTATCATCAGAATATCCACTTATAGATTGCCATGCTAAATTTTGAGCAATAGTATCATTTAACATTTCTTTTCTAGCATTTTCTTCTTCTAATGCTTGAACTGCTGCTAATTTTTTTTCTGTTTCTAATCTATAATTTTCTCTTTGCAATGCAGCTCGTTGTGATTGAACACTAGCAACCGTACCTACTGCACTAACTATTGCAGCAGCTGCAAACATTGTAGAAGCGTTAGCACTCATGCGAATTGTAACTCCATAGCTATTCCTAATACCTTTAATGGTAAAGGATCGTTTTGGCTAATAGTAATTGTAGGATTTTTACTATAACCTAAAAAATTAAATTCTTTTTTATCTGTAACTGGACTAATATCTGTACCAGCAGTAAAACCAGCTTGTTGTATTACTAACTCTTTTGAATTTAAATCTTGTGCTTTCATAGTTATATCTAAACCACCAGATATATCTACAATAGCTTTATTAACTCGTCTAGGTTGTCCTGTTAATGGGCCTGTATCTATTTCTTTATCTATTGGCATTGTTTCTAATATAGGAGTAAAATTAAATCCTACTCTAGTTCCAGTTGGAAAAGGAGCAGAAGTTAATGTTATTCTGTTATTACTATCTACTGTAAATTCACCTAAAGATCCATTACCATATACTGCAAATACTTTATCTGTGTTTTCATAAATTGCATTTACTGTATGAACAAATCCTTCTACAATAGTTATTACAGCATTATCACTAGGACTAACTGCTAAGTTTTGATCTAATGTTAAATCATATCCAGCAGCAGTTTGTGTAACAGCAGTAATAGTATATTTAGTTGCATTACCAGCAATAGTAAAAGTTTCTTGTATAGCTGGTGCAGAAGTAAAACCATCTACAGATAATGAGTTTCCAGTTTGACTAGCTCCATTTACTAAAGGTGTACCTTTTTGAAATACAGTAGTAGTAGTAGAACAATCAAGAGTAATATTATCATCATTTGCATATCTTTCTAAAAAATATTTTGTACCAGAAGGAACTACTCTTTTTACTATAACAAATAATTGATCATTTAATGCTGCTATACTATGATATTTATCTCCAGTTTGTGTTTCCCACATAGTCCAACCAGCTATTTTTTCATCACGAATAGAATGAAATACAGCTATTTTACCATCATCATTAGATCCACTATTTAAGAAAAAAGCAAATTGTTCTGGTTTAATTTCATTACCAGTCATCATTGATAATTGTTTTGGTCTATCAATTAAATGAGAAGCTAATACAGATACACTTGTAGATCTATATGCTTGTTCAATATCTGAAAATACATACTCTCTAATTGCTTTACCATTTTTTTGACTAAACAAAGAAGCACCATCAAAAGGTATTGGCGCAGCTCTATTGCAGCCATAAGGTGTTTGTCTTAAAAATGCTATACTTGCTGGAGTAATTGCAGCAGACTGTGATGATACAGGTACATAATATTCACCACTATCTGTAAATATTTGTAAGTTACGAGAAGATAATAAATGCCTTACTTCATTTACTTCACCACTTGCAATAGATACATTAATTGCTTCATTAGCTAATCCAGTTCCTAAATCAAAATTAAAATAACCTCCAATTTCACTTGCAATAATTGCTGAAGGTTTATCCCTTACTCCTCCAAACCATAACCTATTATCATGAAAACAAACAGCTTGAGGATAACCTCTACGAATAGAAATTAATTCTTCTTCCCATTCATAATGAGGCCCAACACCTCCAGCTATAGCTTCAATAACAGTTACTGTTACTTCTGTTGCACTTGTATATCCAGTTATTTTAACTTGAGATCCATCTATTTTTAAATAATGATTTACATAATCTGTTGTAAAAAAACCACTAGACGCTGTAATTGTTCTACCTGTTCCTGTTGCAGCAGTATTTATTGTTAATGTAACATCATGATCTTCATATTTATAAAATGGTGCATGAGTTTTATATGCTCCAGAAACTACTACATCTTCATCTTCTTCAAATTGAAATACTGATACAGTAAATGTAGTTGCAGAAGTTCTTTTAATTTGAATTGAAGGATTATCTCTATGTGTAATAAAAACAGTATCACCAAACTGTGCAAAATTTAATTCAAATAATTGAGCAGTAGTCCAATTACAATTAGAAGTTATATTAGATTGTATTACAGCACCAGCGTTAGAATAAACATCAAGTCTATTATTTGATAAAACAAATATTGCAACCTCATCATTAGAAAATATAAATGGAATAATTCTACATTCTGCTGGCATTGTAGCCATATACTCAGTAGCTGGTCTACGCATTACTCCACCTTCATCTAATAAATACCAGTTGCGTACTTGTTTACCACCTTCAAAATATGCTTTAGCATCAGTTCTTGCATTAAGGAGATTATTAATTTCTCCAGCAGAAAAATTTGTATATACTTGTCTTACTTTTCTAGGCATTATCCGACCACAAGTCCACTACGACTGCTTCTTCTTTCTGTTATAAATCTATCAGTAGAAAGTGTTTTAGTAGTAGTTTCTTGTGAGTCAGTGTTTTTAGCTATTAGCATTTGTCTTTCACTTAGTTGATCAAACTCTCTTACTAAAGCTGCGTCTCTTGCTACTGATCCACCAAAAATACTAGCTAGTTTATATTCTATTGCTAATCTAAAATGAGGAGGAAATTGATCTTCACTTTGTCTAAAAATATAATCCATAATTACTGTGCTTTGAGATCCAAAACCATCTAAATAAATTTTATCTTCGTATCTGTTATATTGTATTAATGCATCATTAACTGTAACTGCTAATATTTTTAAACATTCAGGATTAGCTGGTATTTGATATGCATATTCAAATCTACCAGTAGGAGAATCTGCTAATAAAGATAATTGTTGTTGTCCTGTTGCAAATCTCCAATTATGTCTAGTTAAACTAGATTCAATAATTTCTTCGTATATTGTGTTAGTTACGTTAGCTTCTGTTGTTCCATCAGTAAATGAAGCAATAGGATTTGCACCTATCATTACTAATGCTCTTGAAGCTATATCTACTTTAGTTACTGCCATATTAAGCTCTTTGTCTTAATTGTACTCCACCTTCTACATTAGGAATTATAATAGATAAATTTTTTCCACTAATATTAGATATTTTATATTTTGTTGCTAAATAACCTACTGTTTGTTTAAATTCTTTACTTCTTGATTTTGGATTATCAGATTCAATAATACTATCTAATACTGCTAATTGTGTTCTTACATCATCAATTTCTTTTGTTGATAATTGTTTAGCACTTGCAACAACATTTGCATTTTTACCTTTATATATTGTAGCAAATCTACCATCAGATCTTCTTTCTTGTGTAAATTCTTGTTCTGGTTTTGCATTAGATTTTGTTAATGAAGCTGTTAATGCAGCAGTTCCCATAGCAGCTAAAGCTCCTACACCAAAACCTATAACTTCGTCTTTATCATCACCTATTAAATTTGCTGTTGCTTTTTTTGCAGATCCTATTGGATCATCTTTTATTTTTTTAGCAGTTTTAACAGTTTTATCACTTACATTTTTTGCAACATTTATAGCTTTACCACTTACTTTTGTTGCTGTTTGTCCAGCAGCTCCAGCCATAACATTTGGAATTGCATCTACACCTTTAATATTACCTCTTATTTTTTTTCCACTTGGATCTTTTATTTTTTGTGCATCTTTTAAAATATTTTCTTTAGCACTTTTTTTTATTGTTTTACCTTTATTTTCTAAATCTTTTTTTTTCTTTTTGGCAGCACTTATAGCTTTGCCAACTATTTTTTTACCTACACCTACTGCTGCACTTATTGCCATAATTTCTCCTATTTGACTAGAGGGGGTAAACCCCCTCATAGTTGTTAATCTCCTTATGCAAGAGCTACTGTTGTTACAGTAGTTGCACCTGTTTCAGAAGTAACTGTTATTACGTCCATTTCGTGAGTTCCACCTACACCGATTGAACAAAGGATAACATCACCTTTGCTTAATTCTTTGTAAGCAGAATTGAAATAGCCAGAAGCTACAACAGCTGCTTTAGCATCACCATCAGTATAAAACCATAGTGAGTTTCCAGCACCAGCTCCTGATATCTTCTTAATCGGATTTGAAGTTTCGTATGCCATTAATTACCTCCTATTCCGCACACTTCTGTACTCTAATACCATTAGTATCAATTAGAATTGATCCCATAGATAAGTAAGAAGTCATTAAGTGAGATACCTTTTCAGGTATGTAGTTTACTTCAGTTCTAACTTCAGATCCTACACCTAGACCCATTGATGACTTGTGCCATGCAATAGTGTGTCTATCAGTAGAGCCAGATGAATCTAGACCAGAATGTACAAATACTAAGAAACCTAAGAATTTTTTCGCTGTGTAATTCATACCAGAGAAAGGTAATTCGTTAGATCCAATGTATTCCATTCTTGACCATTGATCATCATCAAGTAAGTTAGACCATTGATTAGGGCCGATTGCCCAGTATCTTGAGCCATCATCAGGAACATCATTAGTTCCGAAAAGCGCTTGCATTTCTTGGAACTTATCTACGTTCATGTCAGTTGCCACAGTACCACCTTGAGCACCAGCATTGTTAGCTAGTGTAGTAGCAGAACTCATAGCATCTGTAATGATAGAATCAGTTTTACGACCAAGAGCATATGCTGCATTATTTGCAACAACTGATCTTTCGTCAATATTGGTTTTAAGCTCGTCTAGTTTGTCTACGTAATCAGACGCATAGAAATCAGCTAGAGTTGCAGTTACATTTGTGTGAGAAATGTTCATAGCAACTACTTCTGCGTGTCTTGCTTTGCTTGTAGCTTCACCTGTTCCAACTTTTTGGAATTTTACAGATTCACCACTTACTCCGTTTACAGTACGCACTAGGCTTTTTAGCTTACTACCCATTCTTTGATATGCCATATGCACTTCAGCTTCGAACTGAGTGATAAAAGCATTAGTAATAGAAGCAGACATTTTAACCTCCGTATGCTTGTTAAGTTTACCTAGATTGTCTCACAGGAGTTTGATATGTTATCTTTACAGGCATATCTAGGGCCTTAGAGGTCTATTTATTCTTTACTGACATTTTTTTTAAGATTTTTCAACTCACAAATATCAACAACATTTTCTTTAGGAATAACACAAGTATCACCAATATCTGTATCATTATATGTCATGTATAAAATTAATACATCATCATCATCTTTTAAGACATATCCTTCACTATAATTTATAGCTGGTTTTAATTTTTTACCCTCAATAGGATCTAGCCATTCAGCAAACGATTGTGCATCACGCCAAGTAGCTTTAACTCGCCTTTTGATTTCCGTAGTACTTTTCATATAAGTTACTTACTTTATTAATATAAGCTTGATCTCTATCTCCATCTTTCCAATATCGAGGATCTTTCATCATAGATCTAAGATCATCTAAACTAGGAGCAGCATCAATAGCTGTTTCAGTTTGTGGTATTGGTGCATCTTTATTAAGTTTCATTATTTCTTCTAATGCTTTTACACCTTTAGCTGTACTAGCAAATTCAGATATAGCATCATAGGAATCAGTAGATAAATTTTTCTT